TACGACTGGTGCATTGACAGTTGCGGGTGGTCTTGGTGTCGCAGGTAACATATATGCTGGCACTTATGTCTATGACGGATATGGTAACTTGAGAGCATTGCCACAGAATGCACAGTCTGGTTCATATTCATTAGTAGCGGCTGACGTTGGTAGATTCGTTAATACAACAGCAGGCGTTACAGTACCATCTGGCACATTTTCAGTTGGTGATAACGTTACAATCTATAATAACTCAGGTTCTACAATTACTATCACACAAGGTGGTGGCGTAACATTGAGACAAGCTGGTACATCAAACACAGGTAATAGAAGTCTTGCATTGAGAGGCGTATGTACGGTTCTATGCGTTGCTTCTAATGAGTTCGTAATCAATGGCGGAGGATTAACCTAATGTCTATTAGAAACATGATGATTGGTGGTGCAGGTGCTACACGACCTGACGCACCAACAATCGGAACAGCTACAGCAGGTAATGCTAGTGCATCTGTAACTTTTTCTGCGCCAGCAAGCAATGGTGGTTCTGCAATTACTGGCTTTACAGTAACGTCAAGTCCTGGTGGTGTCACGGGAACTGGTGCTTCGTCACCAATTACAGTAAGTGGTTTGACCAACGACACTGCATACACATTTACAGTTACTGCAACAAATGCTATTGGAACATCTTCTGCATCTTCTGCATCTAATTCTGTTACACCAACAAATCCTCAGTTGTCAGGAACAATCTACAACAGTTATAATAATATACCCACTAGTGATGGTAATCAAACTGGAACTGCAAAAATTGTACACAACGGATATGGTCTTTTATTTTACGGTTGGCAACATACAAGCACCGGAACAGGCATGCATTCAATAACATTGCCAGCATTTTTATTAAATAAAACTATTGACATAACATGTCAAGGTGGTGGCGGAGATCACACCGGCGGTGGTGGCGGTGGCGGAGGCGGTGGCGGTGGAGGGCGTCATATAGGAACTTTAACTTCACAAACAGCATACATAAAAACAGGAAGTAATAATTACCCAGAAGCCCTTTCTGACAGTGTGGGTGGATTCCCGTCAAGAAATGTATCACTTCATGTTGAATTAAGTGGCGTTTACACATCGCTCAGTGTATCACATGCTGGTGAAACCACTGGCGGTATAGCAGATAGTGGCTTTAATTGTTATAGGTATAGAGGACCTGGCAGCACAGCGTCACCAACGTTGGTCTCATCTGGTGGATCATTGAGTACGGTTCAAGCAGTTGATTCTACTTTTCAATATAGCTACGGTGGAAATGGTAGATTTCTTCAAGGCTTTGGATCAGGTGCAGAGCCATTTAATGGAAGTGACTTAGGTGGTGGCGGTGGCGGACAAAACTGTGTAAATTACGGCGGGCCATGTCAAGGCGCACCGGGCGGGCGTTATGGATATGCAGGAGGCAATGTATCGGGGGCGCCTGATTCAGGTGAAAATGGCTTAGGTCCTGTTGGCGGAAGATACGTTTCTGGCGGCAGTCAACCCAAAGGCGGTGGCGGATCATTTGGAGGAGGTGTTGGTGATTCTGGTAACGATGTTACGTACATGACTTCAGGCGCCGGTGCTGTTTTGATTAGATGGGATACTACCGGTGGTTTTGGTGTTGGATTTCAAACTGGTCGTAACGGTTTTCCATGATTTAAATTACTTAATCAATATCAAACCCACCTTCTCGGTGGGTTTTTTATTTTCTCCCTTATTATAAATAGAAGATGAAATTCATAAGGGGCACAGTAAATGAGTACAAGCAAACCAGCAACAAGAGAAGAATTCAAACAATTCTGTCTTAGAAGACTAGGTGCGCCTCTCTTAGAGATAAACGTAGCAGACGAACAAGTTGAAGACTGCATTGAGATTGCATTTCAATATTACTACGACTATCACTATGACGCAACAGAAAAAGTCTATCTAGCACACGCTGTCACGGAAGAAGACAAAACAAACAAGTACATTACAGTACCAGATTCGGTTGTTGGTGTGATGAATGTTTTTGACATTGGTGACAGCTATTCTACAAACAATCTTTTTAATCTAAGATATCAAATTTCTTTGAATGACTTGTATTCATTCAACACAGGTCCGTTTGCGCCATACGTCATGGCGTTTCAAAACGTTGCTTTAGCAGAAGAACTCTTTGTTGGTAAACAATCTCTCAGATTCAATCGCCATATCAACAGAGTGTATATTGATATGTCTTGGGACACAAAAATTAGCGTAGGCGAGTACATCATCATTGAAGGATACAAGAAAATTGATCCTGATACATTCACCGATGTTTACAATGACAGATTCTTGCAGAAGTATTGTGCGGCACAAATCAAAAAGCAATGGGGTGAAAACTTGAAGAAGTTTGAAGGTATCTCAATGCCAGGCAATGTGTCGTTCAACGGACAAAAGATTTGGGACGAAGCGACAGAAGAAATTCAAGCACTAGAGTCAGAAGTTATTAGTTCATATTCTTTACCAGTTACTGACATGATGGGCTAATCACAATGGCACGCAATCGATTTTTTAATCAGTACACGCCAGTCAAGCAAGAGCAAACCCTTGTCGAAGATTTAATTATCGAATCGATTAAGATTTATGGCGTAGATGCTTATTACCTACCAAGAACTCACGTAAATTTAGATTTAATTTATGGTGAAGATTCTTTGATGATTTTCGATGACGCACTTGAGTTAGAATTGTACATTAAAAGTTTTGATGGCTTTCAAGGTCAACAAGACTTCCTTTCTAAGTTTGGCTTGCAGATTGAAGAAACTGTCACGTTTTCTGTTGCACAAAAAAGATTCAATCAGATGTTAAAACCGACATACATGACTGAGTATTCATACAACATGAAAACAGAAGAGGGTGACGCTTTGCTTGACGAACAGTTGTATGATTACGGAACTATACCAAGACCCAGAGAAGGCGATCTTCTTTGGATTCCAATGCTTAATGCAATGTATGAAATTAAATTTACCGAAAACATTGAAAACTTCTTTCAGTTAGGTAAACTCTACACGTTCGAAATGCGTTGCGACAAATTCGAATACTCTAGCCAGCGCATCAATACAGATGTTGCTGATATTGATGCTATCGAAGATGAATACAGCACATCATCAGATAACATCGAGAAAATGCTTGCTGAAGATAATGACATATTGACTTTAGAAGATAGCACATATATTGTTAACGAAGCAAGAGTTGTTTCAGATGTACTCGTATCAGCAGACAATGAGAATATTGGACAGAAAATCATCGATGATGATATTCTTGACTTCTCAGAAAAAAATCCATTCTCACTGACAAGGAACTTCTAATATGATGTTCGGACACGATTTCTATCACGGAACACTTAGACGCTATGTCATTATGTTTGGTAATATATTCAATGAAATTCAGATTGAAAGATACGACACCGCAGGAACAAAAGTTCAAACGCTAAACGTGCCTATCGAATATGGACCAAAAGAGAAGTTCATTCAAAGAGCAATCTCTGATCCTGAGGCTCGCCGTGAAATTTCTACTACTCTGCCAAGACTTGGATTTGAATTCACAAGCATGTCATATGCACCGCAGAGAAAGTTGAATAGCGCACACAAAATCACTAGAGGTGTTAACACTGGCGGGCTTGATTTCAATTTCATGTATTCACCAGTGCCATACGACTTTAACTTTTCTTTGCACGTTCTAACAAAAAACACCGAAGACGGAACACAGATTGTAGAGCAGATTGTGCCATTCTTTACACCAGACTTTACAGTCACAATGAAGATGGTTCCTGAGTTAAATTTAAACATGGACGTGCCTATTGAATTGATTACAATCACATCGTCTGACACATACGAAGGTGGATTTGATTCACCAAGAATTCAGACATGGCAATTAGACTTTGTTATCAAAGGATACTTGTTTGGACCTGTCAACAAGTTCAAGTATATTATCAGAGAAGATGTTAATCTTATCGATGACGGTCCTGCAATCAATAAAGCAATTATATCTACGCAAACCTTCACTGGTAATTCTGAGTTTGAAATAACTGAAGTACAAACAAATAACAATGGATATACACCATAATAAAATGAAAAAAACTATTGATGAAAAATTGAATGACATATTTGATGTGCAGGGTAAGATTGTTGAGCAAGCATTACCGCCCGCAGTAGTAGAACAAATCAAAGAACCTGTTCCTACTGGTGCACCGAACGATGCATCTATTGACGCAGACTATGAATATGCAAGAGAGAATCTGAAGCTATTCATTGAGCAAGGCAAAGTTGCTATGGAAAACATTATCTTCTTAGCAAAGGAAGGTGAGTCTCCTAGAGCATACGAAGTTGTTGGTCAACTGATTAAAACATTGTCAGACACTAACAAAGATTTGTTAGACTTAGGCAAAAAAGTAAAAGACTTGAAGAACAAAAAAGATGACACGCAACAACCACAGCACGTAACTAATGCATTGTTTGTTGGCAGTACAGCAGAATTACAAAAACTAATTGGCAAGAGATGACTGCGAAATCCTACCTAGGAAATTCTAATTTAAAAGCATCTGGCGTACCACTTAATTTCACAAAAGACGAGATTGAAGAGTACGTTAAATGCGCTGACGATCCAATATATTTCATTGAAAGTTATTGTAAGATTGTCACGCTAGATCATGGGCTTCAGTCATTCAAACTGTACGACTGCCAAAAGAACAAAGTAAAAGTTATCCATGAGAATCGTAAAGTTATTCTTATGGAAGGGCGACAACAAGGTAAGACAACAACATCGGCTGCCTATATTCTTTGGTACACATTGTTTCAAGGAAGCAAGACTGTAGCGATCTTAGCAAACAAAGCGACTGCCGCTAGAGAAGTTTTGTATCGTTATCAAATCATGTATGAGAATCTTCCTACATGGCTTCAGCAAGGCGTCACTACATGGAACAAGGGTGACATTGCTTTAGAGAATGGTTCAATCGTATTCACAGCCGCAACAAGCGCATCTGGTATTCGTGGTAAGTCAGTTAACTTGCTGTACGTTGACGAAGCGGCTATCATACCGAACAATGTAGCAGAACAATTCTTTACTTCAGTTTATCCTACGATTTCTGCTGGTGAAACGACAAAGATTCTGCTAAGTTCTAC